AGGTCTTATTAGAACAGTCATAATATAATTTATATAAAAATTAAGTAGTCGTTTCTATTGTGCCACTACCACTAACAGCTGCAAATTCATAAATTTTGTATTGAAACGTAACACTTGCTGTCAAATAGTTTACGTCTGTTGCTTGTTGATTATAATCTAAACCTGATAATGATATAGGATAAATATCTCTAAATCTTACTTCTATATTTGAATTGTTTTTGCTTGTTAAGATAAACAATGTAGCGTCTGAATATAAACCACCATCATCTGAAGTTTGTTTTGATACATCACCTATCTCTTTGTTTAAATCTTCTCTTGTTGTAGTAGGATATCTATCTGTGCCTGCAGCTTGTAATGATCTAAATTGTGAATAATCTTTAGGAAATCCAAGACCAGTTAACCAGCCATGTATCTCTCTATAGTTTTCTAAATTTTCATCTACTAAAAACTGTATGTTTAATGTATCATAATCTAGTTTATCACCAGGTATAGGTACATCTTTTAAAGGTGTAGGTTGTACAGTTGAACCTAATGAAATACCAGGTACATTTGCTGTAGTACAAAAATATTCTACTTTAGGTAATTTGATTATAGTAAACTTAAACTGTGTAGGACTCGCATAGTCCAGTTTAGTTGGTTGTCTAGTGTATGAGTTTGTAACAGTCATAGTACTATTTATAAGAGTTATTAGACCAAAAAAAAGGGCGCCGAAGCGCCCTTTTCTAATTTGTTTCTCAACAAATATTACATAATGTTCGTAACTTGAACACGTCTGTAGTATCTGTTAGCGTTGATTGCACCAACACCGTCAGCAGTAATATTTCCTGACGCAGAAGCACCAGCAAATGGGTTAGCAACCATACCGTATCGTGTTTTGAAACCGATTTTCGGTTGGAAGTTATCCTGACCTACTGCTCTAACCATTTGTAGAGGTACATACGGACAATAGAATAATCCAGCGTCGTATGGAGAAGTTCCTTTGTAACCAACAACGTAGTACTGTTTAGTAGGTGACGCATTGCTTGCCATGTTAGCAGCATATGGGTCAATGTAAACTTTGTACTTACCATTTAATACACCAGCAAAAGTATTACCAGTATCGTCAATGTTTAAGTTGTTGTTTAATGCAGGAGTGTAATCCAAAACACCCGCCATTTGTAATGCAGAGGCAACATCTGAAGAACAGATAATCATGTTACCTTTTCCTCTTCTGGTTCTCTGAGCGATTGTGTTTGCATCTCTCTCTAGTTGGAACATAAGACCTTTAAATCTTTCAACCGACCATCTACCATTTGAGTCAGTATCAAGGTCAAAAATTCCAGCAGTTGTTGTGTTAATTGCAGCATGTGAGTTGTCATTATCAGCAGCACCTACTTCAGCAGTTCTGTAAACTGTTCTAACTACTTCTCTATTGATCTCAGCTAAGATTTCAGCAGATAATATGTTAGACAATTCAGTTTCAGCGTCTAAGCCGTGAATTGCTTTAAGGTCCTGTGCTAATTCCATAGTGTACTCAGCCTTTAATGCTCTGCTTTTTGCAGTAACAGTTGACTTCTCAATTGAGAAAGCCATTTCAGCAAATGAGTTCGCCGCAGCGTCTCCAAGTGCTTCTGCATATGCAGTTGTCATACCAGTACCAGTTGTGTAACCAGTAGAAGTACCTATTGAGTCATTAAGAACAGCTGGGTTTTCACCAGTTTGTGCTACAGCGGAAGCCCCAGACACAGAAGAACCAGCTTTGTTTCTTCCAGAAAAGTCTGTATCAGCTTCGTCAAAAAGAGCTTCACCACCACTTTGAGAAGTATATCTGCTTCTCATAGCGAAAATCAGACCTGTTGGGCCAGACATAGGTTGAACACCTGCGATATCGTAAGCGATAAGGTTAGGCATTGCTCTTCTTACTAAGCTAATTAAAATAGGATTCCAATTTTGTATAGATGAACCAGTTGCGTTAGTTGGCGCAGCTTCTGATAAGAAAGCAGCGTCTTCTCTTAGCGACTTTTCTTGGTTCTCTAATACCATTGAAGTAACGGCTCTTTTATAACTATCCTTGACTTCGGGAAGATCAGGATGGTCTAAAACGGGCTGCCACTTGTTTTGCATTGATTCAGATAAAAACATTTTTCTATCTCTCCTTCTTTTTTAGTTAATTAACTAATCCCTACTTTAGATAAGGATTTTTCTTTGATTTACTAATTGCAGCAGTATATGCAGCCATTGACTCGTTCATAGAGCCAGCATTGTTTTCTGCTACTTCATTAGATTCAGTATCACTCGCTTTTGCTTTAGGGTAGTAAGAATTTTTTAATGTTTCTACACTTGCTCTAAAACTTTCAGCGTCTTTATATTCAATTCCTTCTGCTAAACCTTTAAGTTTTTCAGTTTCAGTTTCAGCAAGATCAGATGTAACATCATTGATGATATCTGTTCTTACGTGTTGACCGATTGCCTGATTCAACTCAACGTTTTTCTCAATAGTAGAGTTAACTTCTTCTTTTAACTTTTCTATTTCAGCAGTCTGAGCCTCAATCACATCATACTTCTCTTGTGGAACATTGATGTAGTGAGATTCAAATAAAGATTTAAGACCACCGATAAAATCTTCAGTAATCTCAGCTCTTAAACCTTTTTCTATTGCTAATTCGTTTTCTTTCATCCACTCCTCAACAACATAGTTTAGGTAAGCGTCAACTTTTTCTACGATTTCTGATTTAGTTTCTTCAACTTTTTCATTAACCTTAGTTTCGTATTCACTCTCTAAATTTTCTATTTCTTCAACGAGTTTTGCTTTGATAGAAGCTTCAAATATAGTAGCAGCTTTTGCTTTAAACTCTTCCGAAAGGTCTTCACCTTCAGTTAGAGCAGCAACATCTTCTTTCATGTCCATATCTTTAACTTTATCTTTAGCAGTTTCTTTTTTAACTTCTTTTTCTTTATCAGCTACTTCAGAAACTTCTTTTTTCTTCTCATCATCTTTGTCAGCAACTTCTTTAACCTCGTCTTTTTTCTCGTGGTCTTTAGAAGCTTTCATCATCTCGTCCATTTTGTCTTTTTTCTTCTCGTCTTCTTCTTTATGTTCTTTTTCTTTTTCTTTGTCAGCGACTTCCTTAACATCTTTCTTCTCGTCTTCTTTATTTTCAGACTTGTCAGATTTTTTGTCAAGGTATTTTTTAAGACCTGCAGGCATTTCGCCTTCTTTCATATCTTCTTTATCTTTAGAAGCTTTCATCATCTCGTCTTTTTTCTTTTCGTCTTCTTTATCTGCAACTTCTTTCATGTCTTCTTTTTCTTTATCTTTTTTCTCTTCAGCTTCGTTAGCGTTACTGTAAGATGTTTTCTTAGGTTCTGCCTCGGCTTTAAGAGATTGCATTGCGTCAGCTGCTCCTGCACTTTTTTGTTGTGGGTCACCTGTAATGTGGTTAACCCCTTGTGCGAAATCTACTTTTGCGTCTGTCGGTGAAGTAACTGCTTTTGTCATAACTTGTTGTACAGTTGCTGCTAGCGACTTTGCTGGTTCAGCTGGAGCTGCGTTTTTTGTTGGCAAATCTGCCACAGTATTGTCAGCCATCGTTCTATCTCCTCAATAGTTTTTCTTGTTGTTGTAAAATAAATGCACCACTCCTCTCGGAATGAGTCAATTACTATTTATAAAATTACAGCTTTTTAAGAAAAGATTCAAATACTTGAGCGTTTTTATCTGCTCTTGCCATTCTCTCTTTGCTTTCTACTTGTAACTTTAATTCGTTTATTTCTTGCTCTTTCAAAACGCCATTATTCCAAACCCACTCTTTGCCTTCCATAATGCCTTCTACGAAAGCGTCTGGAGCGCTGGGGTCTGCGACTATATCAGCCGCGGTTGCAAGATAAAAATCGTCTTTGACTATGTTAGCACCACCTACGTTTGCAAGTGTGCCCATTCCTCTACTTGAAACACCTAATTTTGCACCCTCGTCAATTAAACTTTTCACTATTTTTCCATATGGGGTATCTAAAATTCGTGCTTCACCTATAAAATTTGCGCCTTCTGGATATAGAGCCTTAATCATGTGCGAAACTCTTTCTAAATTTACTGTCGGGCCATCAGGATGACCAAGTTCGCCGAATGCTCTGCTTTTATTGATGAACTCTCTATTATATCTATGTACTTCTTTTTGAAGTATCTCTTTAGGATAGACTCTTCCATTCCTATTTTTCACGTCTGATTGCATGAATATACCTTTGATAGAATAGTTTTTTTTACCATTCTTTTGTTCTACAATATATTCTGCGTTTGATATTTCTTCGGTAATTAATTTCATTTGTATCTATCTCTAATTTCTCTTTAATATTTATACAAATTGTTATCTGAATACCACTAAAATTGTGTAATTATCACCATTTGCGAAATTTTTTGTAGATAGTAAAACATCACCTGTTGGTGTCGTTGCGTTGTTACCTATCTCATTACCATCAGCACGTAAGTCCCAAAAACCTTGACCAGACAACAAAACTGCCGTTGCGTTATCTGTACCATCCCATATCAATTCTACTGCTGATTTAGGATTAGCAGTATTAACTGAATAAAAGATTTTTGATATTTTACGATTGCCATCTTCAGTCATAAAAGTTGTTGCCGAAGCGTCAACTTTTTTAACTAAAGTTTCACCTGTACCGTCAGAATAGTTAGTCATCTTAACGGCAAACTTTACGCCTGTTGTATCTGTTAATGTTTGTGTAGATACTGTATCAGCCATTTTAGTGTCCTACGCCTACAGCAGTAGCACTTACAGCAGCACTTGATGAAATTGTATGTTTAGCATGTTTTTCAATTGTGATTTCATCTCCAGCAGCATGTAATAAAGTCGTACCTAAAACTGTACTACCATCTTTTACTGTAATAGTATTTGTACCAGCAGTAGCGACTACTCTTACAAAGTGAGCATTACCGATATTATTATCTGATAATGTACCTGCAATTGCACTACCTTTTAGTATAATTGTTCCCATTTCTATCTCCTTAAAATTGTTAACGTTTCTTTATCAAAATACGTCATTAAATCTTGTTTACGTACACCATATTGTTTTGCAGCTGTATCAATATTTTTTTCAAAATTTGATATTACGTCTGCGTCTTTATCAGCAGCTCTAAATATCATATCTACAGCACGCTTCATTTTAGGCGTAAGTTTGTTGTACTGTCTTGTACGTTTGTAATCGTTGCCTTCAGTTATATTATCTTTAATAAACTTACTGAGCCACTTCATCACTAGCCGCCTCTGGTGTAGGATTTTCAGCACTTATATCATTACCACTAAACACATTCGCTTCTGGAGCGTCTGCGCCTTGTTGTCCTGTAAATGCTGATCTAGCCACATCAACTTTAGCGTCATCTAAGGCTGCACTAACTTTATCTGCAAGAGCATTTTTTATATCTGTTCCTGCCTGTTTAGCGTCACCTTGTTGTAGTGAATTAACAAACTTGTTTAAATTTTCTTTACTCATAATATTATTTATCTCCTATTACTTTTTTTCTTTAGTAGTTTCAGATTTTTTTTCTTTGTTAGGATTCTTTGTTAAAATTTCAGAAATTACTTCCTCTTTAACTTCTTCCTTAGGTGCTTCTGTTTTCTTTACATAAGGAACGCCACCAGCACCATATCTAATTACTTCTTCCGACATCTTTTTCTCCTTCTTTTGGTTTTAATGTTGGTTCTTTTTCTTTACTACCATTCGTTTCTTTACGAGGCGAGATGATAGGGACTTCTTCGGCTTGTCCTTCAGAACCTTCTTCTTCAATTTGTTTATCAATTTCATCAATTTCTGTTTCATTCTGTTTTAATATCTTGGTTCGTATATACTCATTAGAGAAATATTTACCAACATACCCTTCTAGTTGTTGAGCAAGTTGTACTCTTTCTCTCATCATTTCGCTGTGCTTTAATTCAGCAAAATAACCATCTTGTAAGAAAGAATATGTAATATCGCCTTGCATACTGTCCCATTCTTCTGGAGCAATAACACCTTTTAATATTAATTGTGTTTTCAATAGATCATGGAAAAGCATACAGAATTTTTTTCTTAATCTGCCTACGAATTTAGTAAACTTTACTTCATCTCTACTAATTTCAGCTGCACGACCTAGATTAAATCCTTGACCGCCTTCTAATCTACTGATTGGTATATTAAGTGAACGATATAGTTTCTTTTGGAAATATTCTATATCTGCAATCTCACCTAAGTTTTGACCACCTGGTAATGTAGTGATTTCAGTACCTCTCCCACCTTCTCTACGAGGTAACCAAAAGTCTTCTAACATACTCATATAGTTTCTGTCATCTCTTATTTCACC